ATGGGCAACGGCAGGCCAGCCGGCCGCAGCGAATCCAGCCCGCTGCGGCACGCCCACCCATTTTTTCGGCTGGATGAGAGGCTGAATATGCAAAACAGTTGCTTTGAGCGCATTGCTTACGACAAGGAATCTGGCGTTTTCCGATGGGCGGTAAGCGCCAGAGGAATATCCGCCGGAAAGTTGGCGGGTCATATCAATGCGGAAGGCTACCGGGTCATAAAAATTGGCCGCCAAGCCTACATGGCGCACCGGCTGGCATGGTTTCTGTCGAATGGCGTCTGGCCTGACACTGAAATTGACCACATCAACGGCGTGAAAACGGATAACAGGCTCTGCAATCTGCGCGAGGCGACTCGATCCATCAATTCACAGAACAAGCGCGTGGCACAGGCCAACAACAAGAGTTGCGGGCTTCTCGGTGTTACTTGGAACAAGCAGCACGGTAAGTGGCAGTCGAAGATCATGGTCAATAAGGCATTGCACCATGTCGGCCTATTTGATGACGCCAATGTCGCGCACAGCGCCTACCTAGCGAAGAAGCGCGAGCTTCATGCTGGATGCACGATCTAGGAGGCCATCATCAATTACTACCCATTCCACATAGGCGACTACGCGAGCGCGACAAGGCATCTCAGCTGGGACGAAGATGCGGCGTACCGTCGGATGCTCGATGTTTATTACACGACTGAAAAGCCGCTTCCGACCGAGATTCGCGCGGTGTGTCGCCTTGTCATGGCGACAACAGAAAGTCAGCGCGAGGCTGTGCAGATTGTCCTGGAAGAGTTCTTTGACCTGACGCCGGATGGTTGGATCAACTATCGCGCCGACGAAGAGATTGATTCCATGCGCTCAAAGCAGCAGATGCAGCGTGAGAAGGCAAACAAACGTTGGCACAAGCCGAGTGAAGATAACGGCAATGCACCGGGAATGCCACGGCATGAAGAATCGGATGCCGCTGCTTATGCCACGGCATCAATTAACGATGCCGATGCAATGCCACCAACACCAACACCAACACCAACACCAACACCAACACCAACACCAACACCAACACCAACACCAACACCGCAGGCCAAGCGCTCGCGTAGCTCGCCTGCTGTTGGAACACCTCCCGACGTAAGCGGTGAAACATGGGCGGACTACCTGGCGCTTCGTCGAGCCAAGCGCGCACCCATGACGCAAACCGCCCTGGATGGACTGGTGCGCGAGGCGGAAAAGGCAGGGATCACCCTGCAAGCGGTATTGGAAACGTGTTGCCAGCGCGGATGGACTGGGTTCAAGGCCGATTGGCTTAGAAATTCGTCATCGCAGCAGCAGCGGGCTGAGAAATTCGACCCGGTTGCCCACGTCAACAGAAATCGAACAAGGAGCGGCTATGAGCAGCCTGGCGGAAACGTCATCGACATCACGCCTTAGCGCGTGGCTTGAGCCGCACCCACGGCTTGATGGCATTGCCCTGATCGACCACCTTTTCAACCGGCTTGATGGCCTGTATCCGCACCGCTGGCGCTCTGCTTTCGCAAATGAACAGGCAATTGCCAATTGGCGCGAAACATGGGCTGATGGTTTCGCAGAGGAAGGCGTGACTATGGCCGAAATCAAGTCCGGGATGAAGGCATGCCGCACGCGGTTTTCCTGGCCGCCAAGTTTTGCGGAGTTCATGTCGGCGTGTCGCCAGCCGATGGATTTTGAGTCGGCATTCTGCGAGGCGATTGAGCAGTTGCGTCAGCGCGAGCATGGCAACGACAAATGGTCTCACCCAGCGATTTACTGGGCCGCCGTGACCATCGGACATTTTGATATGCGAAATGCCACATGGGGCGGGATCAAGGCGCGATGGACGGCAGTTCTTCAGGCGCAGCTTGAGAGGCGCGAGTGGCCGGAGGTTCCGCCTCCAATGGTTGCTCTCCCCGCGCCCGGCAAGACAAGCGTTTCGCCAGAAGAGGCAAAGCGCCGGATCGAGGAAATGAAAGAGTCACTGATGAAAAAAATGGCGTTCCCAGATGGCGTCACGGACAAGACAGAAGCAACCGAGGCGGAGAAAGTGCAATGAACCTAGTTTTGATCGAAGGCGATGAGCTTGTTATTCGTGCGCCCGGTTGCCATCCGTATCGCATTGATGTTTCGCGCCTCAAAACCGAGAAGGAGATTCTTGGCTGGGTTTGGCACCTGACCGGAAAAGACTGGATGTCCGTCGGACTGATTGAGCAATTCATTTCCGTTTCGCTTCGCAATATCGGGATTGAGCCCGATCTGTACTCATGACTGAGTTGGTTCTGGTCAAGACCCCAGGCGGAGCCCTGGCGCCGGCAGACGAGGAAGCCCGCGCGCTGGTGGAGAAGCTGAAAGCCGGTCAAGGTGTCCGCGCCACCATCAAGCGCGCCCGGAATGTGCGCTTCCACCGCAAGGCGTTTGCCCTGTTCAAGCTGGCCTTCGATGTTTGGGAGCCTGAGACGCCACAGACCTACAAGGGCGAGGCGGTATCCAAGGATTTTGACCGGTTCCGCAAGGACATGACCATCCTGGCCGGCTTCTACAAGGCCGTCTATAACGCTCGCGGAGAAGTTCGGCTTGAGGCGGAAAGCCTGTCTTTTGCCAGCATGGCCGAGGATCGTTTCGAGAAGGTTTTCCGGGCTGTGCTGAATGTGGTCTGGAACCGAGTGCTGCGTAACGCCGGGTATGAGACCGAGGCCGAGGTTGAGCGCGTTGTCGATGAACTGATGCGTTTCGATGGGTGAAAATATGAACGGTGAAATCTGGCTTCCGGTTGTTGGGTATGAGGGACTGTACGAGGTCAGCAGCCACGGCCGAATCAAATCCCTGTCCCGTGTTGATGCGCGCGGATGGCTGCGCCGTGAGCGGATGCTTCAGCCTGGCACTGTCGCCGATGGGTATCTGCAAGTCTCGTTGCGCAGAGACGGTGAATCAAAGGCGTTTTTGGTGCATCGCCTGGTTGCGCTTGCCTTTGTTGGCAACCCTGACGGCCTGCCGATCATCAATCACAAAAACGGCGCAAGGCAGGACAACCGTTCCGAGAATCTGGAGTGGTGTTCGCAGCTTCAGAACGTCCGGCATTCCATCGAGCATCTTGGAAGGAAGCCGCCGCGCGTCTATCGCGGCGGCGAGCACGGATCGTCCAAGAAGGTTCTGGCGGTTTCCGGTAGTGGTGAGCGCCTTGAGTTCGGTAGCGCCAGCGAGGCGGCCAAGCACTTCGGTGTTGACCCTTCAACGATTTCACTCTGCTGCACTGGAAAGCTGAACGGCGCCAGGGGCTGGCAGTTCTCCTACGCGGAAGGAGCGGCATGAGCACGGCCGCCGAGAAGCGTCACATGGGCAAAGTCGCAGAGGTTGGCTGCATTCTGTGCCATCACCTTGGCCTTGGCGCCACGCCGGCCCATGTTCATCACATCCGAGAGGGACAGGGAATGAGTCAGCGCGCGAGCAACTTCCTGACGATTCCACTGTGCCCGGAGCATCACCAGGGCGCTTCCGGCATTCATGGCCTGGGAGCGAAGGCGTTTGAGCGCACCTACCGCTTGAATGAGCTCGACCTATTGGCGCTGACCATTGAACAACTGGGGGCGCGATGCCGGTAGCCGAGTCCGTCCGCTGCGTCGATTGCGACCACTTCCGCCTGAAGGACGCCAAGGACATGGCGAAATTCGGCTTCGGCCTGTGCGCTCCGAAGCGGAACGGGCACGAATTCATGTCGGCCACCTACCCAAGGGAGTGCAAGCAATGGGTGATCGCGGCTGATGACGTGCTCGCCGGCCGCAAGGCATGGCTTGAAAAGAGGGAGTCCGACCGTGGGTAACGTCGTTCGATGGTCAGAAGAACAGCTTTCCGCCCACCGGCAGCGCGCGGCGGTATCGACTCCACCCAGGAGGGAAGAGAAGACGCCGGAATCCGCCAAGGCGCAACCGCTTCCAGTGGCCATTGGCGCCGAGCGAGACCAAGGGATGAACAAGACCGAGGCTGAATACGCCGGGATGCTGGAAGAGCGCAAGGCCAGGCGGGAAATCGCCTGGTGGAAGTACGAGGCCATCACCTTCAAGTTGGCGGACGACACGCGCTATACACCGGACTTCGCCGTGATGTTGCCCAACGGCGAGTTCGAGATTCACGAGACAAAAGGTGGGTTCATCCGGGAGGACGGCTGGCAGAAGCTCAAGATCGCCGCCGGGATGTTCCCGTTCAGGTTCTTTCTCTGCCAGAAACTGGCGAAGAAGGATGGCGGGAAGTGGAAAATCAAGGGGGTCTAATGGCTGAGAAGAAACCTTCATCAACCCGAATCGAACAGGCGGCTGTGGTGAAAACCATCGGCGCCAGGATGCGAGAGGCACGCGAACTGTGCAACATGTCCCAGAGCGCGGCCGCCAAGCGTCTAGGGTACTCGAATCCATCGAAGCTCTCCAAGGTGGAAGGGGCAACCGATACCAACTCTGTCCCCTTGTGGCTGATCGTGCGCGCCGCCAGCGTGTATGAGGTTTCAATCGACTACCTTTTTGGCTGTTCGGATGACTGGGAGGCTGGCTCCCGCATGACCCAGGAGCGCGAAACCTCCGCGTGGCTGTTCGATACGTGGGAAAAGGCCCGCCGGCGAGACATGGAGACCTTGCGAAAATTGCACAACAAGGTGGAGGCAATGGAAGAGGCGATTGCCACGATGCTCGCCGCTTCTGACGAGACCGGCGCCGCCCTGGAACGGTTCGTTGAGCTCAACCCTGAATTCGAGGACATGAAAGCCGGTAGCAGGCTGACCGGATCAATCGGGCGCGCTGCCGATGCCGCCAAGAACGCCAAGGCAAAGATGACGCGGTTCCGGCTTGAATGCTCCATCGCCGCCGCCGACACGAATCAACTAAGCCTGACGATCTGAGAGAGGTATGGGGTATGGCAGCAAAACCCAAACTCACGCCCGAGCAATGGGCGGACGTGCGAAAGCACTGGGAGAACGACTCCCGTGATGGGTATTCCTGGCTGGTTGAAGAACTGAGCCTGCCGGTATCTGCGCCGGCCGTGCGCAAGGTTGCGATACGGGATGGGTGGAGCAAAGGCGCATCGAAGGCAGAAAGCAAGCCCAAGGCGGCGGCAAAGGCAGCGAAGGCCCGGCAGCCCAGCAAGCCAACCCAATCGAGCAAGGTTTCCAAGGTTTCTCAGGGAAACCATGCCAAGGTTTCGGAAACCATCGAATCAGAAACCTTTGACGAGGAAGCCATAGCTGTCGAAGAGCCCGAGCGTCGATCTGTTGGGCGGCCCACATTGTTCCGTGATGAGTATGTCGAGCAGGCGTACAAGCTGTGCCTGTTGGGGGCGACCGATGCCGAACTGGCTGACTTCTTCGAGGTGTGCGAGCGAACCATCAACACCTGGAAGGAGGATTACCCGGAATTTTTGCAGTCCCTAAAGGCTGGTAAGGCTTCTGCGGATGCCGCCGTGGCCGAGAGCCTGTACAAGCGCGCCCTTGGCTACTCGCACCCTGATGTGCATATCAGCAACTTCCAGGGGATGATTACCGTCACCGACATCGTGAAGCACTACCCGCCGGACACAGGCGCGGCCTTCATTTGGCTGAAGAACCGCCAGCCTCACAAGTGGAAGGACAAGGTAGAGGTGAAGGAGGACATCAACCTCAATATCTTCCCGCCCAAGGAAGTGCTCAAGGAACTGTTCGAGGCTTCGCTGAAGCGTTCGACCGAGAAGGCGGCCATGCTGACCAACCGGCGCGAGCGCCTGGGTATCGTGATCGAGGCGGGGCAGGATGTCGACTAAGCCGCTGCTGCTTCCAGAAGACCCACGCTGGCTGGAGTTTTGCAAGGAATACTCCGGCAGCGCCGAGCGTTTCGCCCGCGAGGTGCAGGGAATTGACCCGTCCGACCAGCAGGTAGAGCTTTTCACCTGCGTTTCGGCGTCACGATCCAGAACGTCAGTGGCATCTGGGCACGGCACAGGCAAGACAACCAGCATCGCCAATATCGTGCTGTGGCATCTGCTGTGCTACCCGATGTCCGTAACGCTGCTGACAGCGAACGACATGGATCAGTTGAAGGCCACGCTCTGGAAGGAAATCGGCGTTGCCCTGGAGCGCATCCGGCGCGGCCCGCATGGATGGGTTGCGGATCATGTCGAAATCCTGGCGAATGCGACCTGCCGCATTATCGGCTTTGAACAGGTCTGGTTCGTCGAGAGCAAGACGGCGAACGAGAAGACGGCCAACAAGATGGCAGGCCGACACGGCGAATGGCTGCTGATTATCGGCGACGAGGCTTCCACACTCCCGGACAACGTGCTGACCACGCTCACCGGCGCCCTGACTGAGCAGCACAACCGGATGCTGCTGACCAGCCAGCCGACCCGCAATGCCGGCTTCTTCTACCGCACCCACAACGACCTTGCCATCCAGAACGGCGGGGAATGGACGCCGCTTGTCTTCGACTCGTTCGACTCGCCTTTTGTGAGCGATGACTCCCTGCTGGAGTTGTGGAATTCATACGACGACGACGAGCGCAACGTCCGACTGCTGGGCCGATTCCCGCAAGACTCGTCAAAGCACATGATGAGCCTGAAGGTTGCAGAGTCGATGTACCGGCGCGGCCGGATCATCAAGGACGACGAGAATTTCGGCTGGTTTGTGCTTGGCGACATCGCATCTGGCGAGGGATTGCGCGACAAATCGGCGTGCGTAGTGGCGCGCGTGATCGGCTATGGCGACATCGGGCCTGATGCCCGGCGCGTCGAGGTGGCGGCCATTCCGGTACTGACCAACAAGATTCGCTCCAACATGTTCGCATCCACCCTGGCGGACTGCGGGGCCGATCTGAGCAACCCGACCAACGTAATCGACTCCGGCGGCCTTGGTATCAACGTCTGCCAAGACCTGGAGGACATGGGCAAGGTTGTGCATCGGGTCAATTGGGGTAATCCGTGCTTCAAGAAGCTAAACAAGGACAGATACCTCAATCTGCGAGCTCAAGCCATGCACCAAGCCGCGCGTGCGGCGAAGGATGGGCGCCTGTCGATTCTCACCCAGGACTACAAGAACGTGATGCTGGGTCAGTCTTCGCGCATCCCGAAGACATTCACCGAGAAGGGGCGGATTCGCGTTCCGCCGAAAGGATCAACGGAATGGGATGGCCTTGGATCGCCTGACCTTTGGGACGCCGTCTCGTTCGCTTTTCTCGAAAACGCTTCGTACATCGTCGCAGACAAGGATGGCATAACTGGCGGCGCTGGAACTGTTGTCGCGTCTGCGTTGGCGAAAGCAGAGGCAATGTTTGCTGATGTTTGACTCAGAAATTCAATTTGGTATGATTGGTGCAGGTGCTCAAAACACCCTCTCGAAGCGGCATCCGCGCCCGTCAGTATGCGGTTTTTTTTACGTCCATTGGTTTCGATCAATGGCCGGGTGTGCGGCTAATACAAGACTCCCGTGAGGGAGGAATATGCCCGCCGTCTTCGAGCGGTTTTGAGCACCCGGCCGCCCTCTCAAAAGGGGCGCACTCAAAAAACTCGAAGGAGTCCGTCATGGTTGCTCAATCCACCGTCCCGCCAGCGCCGACTTTTGCGCCTGAAGTCCAAGAACTGATTGACATTGCCAGCAAGCTGAACCGCGATGGCGTTTCTGCCGTGGTTTGCGCTGCGCGGCATGCGCTCAACCTCTTCCCGAAGAAATCTCCCTGCCAAGTCATCCCGTTCAAGAGGGCTGAGGCATGAAAAACGGCCAAAAATCCACGTTGACCGCAGCAAGGTTGCGGGAAGTGCTCGATTACAACCCGGAGACTGGTGAGTTCTCGCGCCATTGTGGCGCGCGGGCCGGAAATCCAGTCGGACGGATCAGGCCAGACGGCTATCTGGTAATCAGCGTCGATAACTCCATTCATCTGGCGCACCGCCTCGCTTGGCTCTATGTGCATGGAGAATGGCCGCCGTCAGGCTATATCGACCACATCAACGGCGAGCCGCTGGATAACCGGATTGCCAACCTGCGCGACTCAACCAACGGCGAGAACATGCAGAACCAGCGGCGGGCACACCGAAACAACCAGACGGGGCTACTTGGCGTTCATTATCACGAGGAAAATGGGAACTACGTCGCCCAAATCCGGGTTGATGGAAAGGTGCGCCATATCGGGAGCTACCGCACCGCCGAGGAAGCGCATTACGCCTACCTGCAAGCCAAGCGGAGGCTGCACCCGAACGGAGAGATAGCCAAAGGTGCAGAAATCGAACCGGAAAAGATGGCCCGCAAGCTGCCTGCGCATGGCTTCGCCGGGGTTGAGGAACGGTGCGGCAGGTTCCGGGCATTCTTCTACCAGAACGGCAAGCGGGTAAATATTGGCACCTTCGATACCGCAAAAGAAGCCAGCGAGGCACGGAAAACAGCCATGAAAGGCGGCTGATTCGAGTGCGAACATTGTGCGAGCACCTATTTACAAGGAGTTCGCACAATGGAAACACCTGTTATCCGTTACAACCTCAGGGAGCGCGGCCGGAAGCACGTTGGACAGCCGCGAAACTTCAACATCAAGGCCATCTGTGATGCCATCAACGGCCCCGCTTGCCAAGAGCGCGTCGCCACACGCGGATTAATCGGCTATTACGGCCATATGCCGCGCATCCGTTTCGGCATGAATCCGGTCGAGGGTGTTCTCGATAACGGCAAGTACGTTCCCATCGAGCCGGCATTTGTCACTACTTACCTGAAAGCAGACTATGACGGAAACGTCGAACACCGGGCGGAGTTCCTGGACACGGCGGCTGGCCGGCTGGCTGCCAAGCTGTTCGATAGCAAGATGGGCGGGTTCTCTTCGGCAATCGATACCAACCGGCCTGAGTTTCACGGCCTGGATTACGTGCTCGAACCAAACTTTATCCAGAATTCCTATCGCGGCGTGGTGCTGGATGACGCAATGAGCGGCAACATCGGCGAACTGACCTATGACGACGTGTATGCCGCCGAGAAAGACGAGCAGGCCCGCGCAATGGTCGTGCTGCTGGACAGCATTAACGCCGAGCGCGAGACAACCGGTGCCGTGATTGAGCGCCTGCAATCGGAAAACGAGCAGCTTCTTTCGATGCTCGCCAAGAAAGGCATTGAGCCGTCCGCCGTCCTCGATGCGGCATCCGTCCTGCCGGTTGCGGTTTCGATCAGCGCCGCCGACCGGATCAACCGAGACGCCAAGCTATTCCGGTCTGCCGATCTGCCCACCTTCGTAGCGCCAGCAGAGGACGTAGCGCAGAAATCGCCGCTGTACGACCGCCTGCTGGGCAAATTCACCCGGTAACTGCCAATGCTCCAGCCAGTCAAAGCCGCGTTCGGCGAATACATGGGAGGCTTCTACGCCTCCATCGTGCCAACCACCAAGGCATTGGAGGGTTACGTCACGCGCGGCCTGGCGAAGAGCGTTGTTTGGGCGCCATCCCGGATGATCGACACGGCCGAGGACATGCTTTCAAGCTGGCAGCGTAACGACACGGACAGCGCCGCAACCAAGCCGGCGAACATGCCAGTCATCATCGTTGCA